AGATATGAAAGAGCCTTGGTGGAGGAATCTAAGTGATAATCGTCAGCGAGTAATAGCAAATATGTGTTTCAATTTAGGTCATCCTCGTCTTAGTAAGTTTAAAAACTTTATTCAGGCTGTACAGGTTTCCGATTGGGAACGTGCTGCTGAAGAAATGATGGACTCAAAGTGGGCTACGCAAGTAGGAGATAGAGCAGAAAGACTTAAAAACAGGATGTTGGCGGGTTAACTATGACTAAGAAGGCTAGAAATTATGGTTCTGAGTACAAAAAGTATCATAGTAAAAAGACACAAAAAAAGAACAGAGCGGGACGCAATAAAGCCAATCGCTTAATGAAGCGTAAGAAGAGAATAAGAAAAGGAGATGGCAGGGATGTTCACCATAGGGACGGCAATCCACGCAATAATTCATCAAAAAATTTAAGAATTGTTTCTAAGAGTTCAAATAGAAAGAAAAAAACAAAGAGAAGGAAGAAGTAATGCCATTAGCCAAGTTTAGATTTGCACCAGGAATCAACAAGGAGGGTACTGAGTACACCGCCGAAGGCTCTTGGTTTGATTCAGACAAGATGCGGTTTCGTTCTGGCTATCCAGAGAAAATAGGTGGTTGGGAAAAATATTCATCAGGCACTTATCTCGGTACTGCAAGAAGCCTACACCAATGGGATGATCTAGGCGGCACGGATTTCATGGGCATAGGAACCAATTTAAAGTGGTATGTGGAGCTTGGGGGTGCCTATAATGATGTTACCCCGATCAGAGCCACTACTTCCGCAGGCGATGTAACTTTTGCGGCTACTGATGGTTCTTCCACAGTAACCATTACAGATAGTAGTCACGGAGCAATAACAGGAGATTTCGTTACTTTTAGCGGAGCTGCCTCATTAGGAGGTAATGTTATTGCTGCGGTTTTAAATCAGGAATATCAGATTGATTTAGTTACTAATGCTAATGCTTACACGATAACAGCTAAAGATACATCGGGCGATACGGTTACAGCTAATAGCAGCGACAGTGGTAATGGTGGCAGTAGTGTGGTTGGTGTGTATCAAATAAATACAGGCTTAGATACTTACGTTTCTTCTACTGGTTGGGGTAGTGGTACTTGGGGGAGATCAACATGGGGCAGTGCAGACTCTAATGCTGAGAATTTAAGGTTGTGGTCACAGGATAATTTCGGAGAGGATTTAATTGGTAATCCTAGAGGGGGTGGAATTTATTATTGGGACGTTTCAGGAGGAGTATCAACCAGAGCCATTAATTTTACTGCTTTGAGTACAGCGTCTGATGTACCACTTTTGGTTAATCAGATTATGGTATCTGAAGTAGATAGGCATATTATTGCTTTTGGGTCTAATTCTATTAGTGCAACCAGTGTGTTAGATGAATTGCTAGTGCGTTGGTCAGACGCTGAAGATGCAGGAAATTGGACTCCTAGTTCGACTAATAGTGCAGGCGGTCAAAGGGTTAGTTCTGGGTCTTATATTGTCGGAGCCTTAAAGACGAGACAAGAGATATTGATTTGGACAGACGCAGGCATTCATTCCATGCGTTTTATTGGCGGACCTTTCACCTTTCAATTTAGACAATTAATGGAAGGACCTTCCATTATTAGTCCGAAAGCGGCAGCCGTTGCAGCCAGCACTGTGTTTTGGATGGATCGTGGAAACTTTTATATGTATGACGGAGCGGTTAGACCTTTGCCTTGTTCGGTTTTGGATTACATTACTACCGACATAAACTTAGGACAGGCATATAAAGTATTTGCAGCTTCAAATCCTGATTTCTCCGAGATCATGTGGTTTTATCCTTCCAGTAGTGCTACTGAAGTAGATAGATACGTTATATTTAATTATAAAGAAAATTTGTGGTCAATTGGAACGCTAGTTAGAACAGCATGGACACCTGCTCCGACCAGAGAAAAACCTTTAGCCGCAGGAACTGCCGATAGTTCCAATTATATTTATCAGCATGAAACTGGTTATAACGATGACGAGTCGGCGATGACAGCGTACATAGAGTCAGGAGATTTTGATTTACAGGACGGCGAGCATTTTGTTTTATTGTCACGAATTATTCCTGACGTTAAGTTTACAACTGCAACTGGTTCTCCAACCTCTAACACTACGGTAACAATGACGATGAAAGGGAAAAATTATCCTTTGGAAACAGCTTCGACTTTATCTACGTCCACTATAGAAACAACTACAACTCAATCTGAAATAAGAGGTAGGGCGAGACAGGCAGCTATTAGAATAGAAAGTTCTACCACTGGCATGACTTGGAGATTGGGTGATTTACGTTTAGAACTTAGACCAGACGGGAGAAGATAATGCCAAGAAATTCCCAACCACTATTATTGGCGGCACAAGAATATGATTCTCAACAGGAAACTTTATTCAGGTCTCAAGTGGAAACTGTAGTGGTAAATATAGATTCTGATATAACCGAGATAGAAAATTTAAGAACAAAAGACTCGACATTAGCTCTTAGGCGACACCAGTTCTTACTCATGGGAGCCAGTAGTGTCTGATGTTATTAAAGTTTTGGGTCAGCTAGACCCTTCTGCAACCACAACCACGACCTTATACACAGTTCCGTCTGAGGTAATGACTACGGTCAGTTCCTTTGTGGCTTGCAACAGAACGGGTTCAGCTATTACGTTTAGACTAAGCGTTCATGTAGCTGGAGCAAGTGCAGACGATAAACAGTACATCTATTACGATAAGTCGGTAGCGGCTACGGATGTATTGATTGCGGTGATTGGTATGACTTTAAACCAGACAGATGTGTTGAAAGTTTATGCAAGTGCAGTGGATATGAGTTTTAATTTATTTGGAGTAGAAACAAAGGCGAGTGCAAATGGCTAAAGAAATAGAAGTAAAAGAAAAGGTAGAGGTTAAAGAAGAAGACTCTGGCAATATTAATCTCTTAGATCAACTGCGTAGGTGGTGGAATTTACAACGCCATTTTGAAAATATGCCAGAAGAAGAAGTAGATTACTCTAAAGTTGAAGTTGAAGAGTCAGAAGAAACTAAGGGCGACAGGGAAAAAGACAAGGAAATTATAGAATATCTTGAGAAACTTAGGAAGCCTATGAACAGAGGCGGATTATCAGGACAAGCACAGGATGTAGCTAATGCAGGTCGCTATGGCGATACTATGCTGATGCACGTCAACCCTGCGGAAGTGCAGGGATTAAAGTCATTAGGAATGCCTATTACAACCAACCCACAAACAGGACAACCAGAAGCGTTCCTACCCCTAATAGGAGCACTTCTGGGAAGTATGGGAGTATTGGGGGGTGTTGCCCCTTGGCTAACAGGAGCGATGGGCTCAGGAATCCTTTCAGGAGTTGGCTCTCTGTTACAGGGAGATAGTGCTAAAGAAGCAATTTTAACAGGCTTGGGAAGTGGTGTTATGAGTAAGTTAGGCGGAGCTTTAGGCGGTGGTTCAGAAGCTGCTACTGAGGCGGCTACTACGGGAGCTACAGAAGGTTTAACAAGCACAATAACTGAAGCTGGTGTAGATATAGCAGGAACAGGAATAGAAGATTTACTTGCTCAGTCAACTTCCGTAGAAGGATTGTCTGGAAATATTGGTAAATTTTCAGAGTTAAGTGGTTTAGACAAGGGGGTTTTGGAAGGAGCTATTAAGAGTGGTGCTCAAGCAGGTACTGAGTCCTTTACATCGGCTGGAATAGGGGGACCAGGTGGTCCTAAATGGGGAGATGTAAAAGAAGGTTTTAGCTTTAAAAATCTATACGAAGGAGCTACGAGTCCCGAAGTATTCATACCAGGTGCTATTGCTGGTGGAGGTTTAGGTGCGATTAAGTCTCAGGAAGATTTTGAAAGGTTAATGCGTGAATATCAAGAAGACAGAAAGAGGAGAAGAGCAAAAGCCTTTGCAGACAATCCAGAACAGGTACCTTACGGTTCCCAGTGGGGTAGGATATTAGGCGTACCGCCCAGACCAGTTAGTAGTGGTGGTCGTATGGGCTTTTTTGGTGGTGGACTTGGCTCATTAGGTCAGATTCCACAACCATTAGGCGGATACACTACGCCTTATGCAGACCGACCTGCTATTAATATGCCACCGTATAATGAAAACTTAGTAATGGGGAGAGGATAATGGGATTTAGAAGAGGACAAAGATCACAAGGACGACCTACTGGTGGAGATATCCGTATGGGGTATGATGATGGAAGTAGGTTCAATCCAGACCCTTTTTATAATCCAGGATTAGCTCCATTTTTTCCAAGATATCCAGGTGCAGAGCTACCTAATCAGGGCGGAAGAGGAGGCAGTGAATTAGACTGGCTACCACAACCACCAACAAGAATGCCTTGGGATAGATTTCCTTCTCAGAGACCACCATTCCCACCACCATCATTTCCACCACCATTTAGACCGCCTCAGAGATCACAAATGCCAGCATTCGGCTGGATTTCTCCCACTGGAGTAACACCAGAATACAGAAGTTGGATGCCTGGTATGTCTTTTGCAGCAGAGCGTTCTTACAGGAATCCTGCTCAACCCTTTCCAATTCCCAGCCCTATAATGCCTGAAATCCCACCAGGTTATACTCCACCAGGTTATACTCCACCAAGCCTTCCACCAGGTTATACTCCACCGAGTCTTCCACCAGGTTTTCCTATTGGTCCAATTGATGGCATAGGTGGCGGCGGTGGCGGCGGATGGTCCCCTGGAATTACTAAGGCGGGTGGAGGAAGCATAAGTTCACTCGCACAAGGCATGGCTACAGGTATGGCAATTGGCGGCAGGACTGGTTATCTTGAAGCTGGTGAAGTTCCCGATGATTATGCTGATAATATTAGAGATTACTATGGTATTGGTGGTGGTGGTGGTTTAGCTATTCCCCCCCAACCAGGTATGAGGTCTTACGGAGCACTACCTTCTCCAGAAGGATATAGACCAGGATTCGATGCAGAATGGAATTACTTTCCTTATTCTAATGTGCCTGTCAGTGCATACGGACAGACAGGACAAACCCCTTATACAGGTAATTTAATGGGAGGATTAGGAGGTCTAGCAGGACAAGGATGGTCAGGTGTTCCTTATAGTGCTTATGAATCTTTGTTTAGCTTACCTGAAGGTTATGAATTTCCA